CTATATAAAGGTTTCTCTTATATATAAATAAGTATGTCAACCGATCCAAAGTATTATAGTGAAGATATTAAAAACATTAAAGAAATTGAATTCAACATTTTTACAAATAAAGAAATTAAACGTTATTCAGCAGTTAGCAATGATCCATTTGGTATTAATTTACCAGAATCATATGAAAACTTTGAACCAAAAAAAGGTGGATTAGTAGATTTAAGATTGGGTACATGTGACATTTATTTGAATTGTACAACATGTGGATTAGGTGTTAATGACTGTCCGGGCCATTTTGGTCATACTGAATTAGCCGAACCGGTATTTCATTATGGATATTTATTACATTTAAAAAGTATTTTACAATGTATTTGTTTGCAATGTTCTAAATTATTAGTTGATAAAGCAAATGCATTATTTATTAAAGCATTAAATAAAAAAAGTGAATCAAGATTTAAGGAAATTAAATTATTAACTAAAAATGTAAATTATTGTTATACTTGTGGTACACCAGTTGGTAAAATTAAAAAAGAAGTTAAAGAATCAAATGCATCTATTAAATTAGTACTTGAAAGAGAAGTACAATATCAATCATTAGATGAAAAAACAGGTGAAACAACTGAATCTATTAAGAAAACAATGCGTATATTAACACCTAGAGATTGTTATAATATTTTACGTAATTTATCTGATAATGATTGTTTTTTATTAGGCTTTAATCCTTTAATTTCTAGACCAGAAGATTTAATTATTGAAAAATTCCCTATTCCACCAGTTGTTATTAGACCAACAGCAAAAATTGATTTTATGCAATCATCTACTATGGAAGATTCCTTAACATTGAAAATTGCGGATATTATTAATGCAAATAAAAGAGTTCGTGCACAATTAGATAAAGAAAATATTTCAGATGAATTAACAACATATAACCAAGATATAAGTAATTTGTTACAATATCATATAATAACATATTTTGATAATGAAACAATATCTTTACCTAAATCAGAATTTAAAACTGGTAATAAACCAACTAAATCTATTTCAGAAAGAATTAAAGGAAAAACAGGACGTGTTAGATCAAACTTGTTGGGAAAACGTGTTGATTTTTCTGCTCGTTCAGTTATTACATCAGATCCATATATTGATATAGATGATGTTGGAATATCAAAGAAAATTGCGATGGAACTAACAATTCCAGAAGAAGTAACACCATTTAATATTAAACATTTAACAGAATTAGTAAGTAATGGTCGAGATACATTTCCAGGTGCTAATGTAGTTTTCAGAACTACATATAGAGATGGTAAACAAGAAATACAAAAAATAGATTTGAAATATAGAAAGAAAGCAATCAAATTAAATTATGGTGATATTGTTGAAAGACATGCAATCACCGGTGATTATGTATTATTTAATCGTCAACCTACTTTACATAAACCATCTATGATGGGTCATAAATTACATGTATTAGATAGAGACGATACCCACACATTCAGAGTTAATGTATCTGTGTGTGGCCCCTACAATGCAGATTTTGATAAACAATTTTTCCATGGTAAAACCAACGAATAATATGGAAAATCACTGTCAAAAACAGGAGGCGTGAAAAGCGTGTAACCTTCTAGTTCTTTAATTATAAAATATTAAAGGGCAAAACACCTTGATGCGGGAAACTCGTAAAGCATATTCTACCAAGTTTAATTAGAAATAATTAAATGGCAACGGATAATACTCGTTGGTATGGTAATAATGAATATGATGATTTTAAATTTCAAAAATTAATTTTAGAAAAAATGAAATAACAATTTAATAATACTTTTGCTTTTATGAATTATGGAAGAAACAACAAATACTGGCGTAATTTATAAAATTACAAATGATATTAATAATAAGAAATATATAGGTAAAGCATATTCTTTTGTAAAACACCATAAGTATCCACAATATAAACATGGTACTAATGGTCGTTTTAAAAGACATCTTTCAAATGCATTAAGTGGTAATAATGAAATACCGTTATTATATAATGATATTCGTAATTTTGGTGTAGAACATTTTAAAGTAGAAACTTTAGAAGTTTGCTTGAAAGATGATCTTAAAGAAAGAGAAGAATATTATATTAGAACTTTACAAACATTTAAAGATGATATTGGTTATAATATATTTATTGGTGATTATAAACCAGAAGATATTATACATAAGAAAGAATATGAAAAAAATAAAATAGAATCTAATAAATTAAGGGCACTTGATGGTAAATTAAGACAATCTGAAGAAACATCTTCTTTACCACCAAATATTTATAAACGTAAAAATGGTTTATTTGCTCAAATTAAAATTAATTCTGTTTTATATAATAAAGCATTTCTTAGTTGTAAAGATACTGATGAACAAAAATTACAAAAAGCGAAAGAATGGTTAAATTTTATAAAAAATACTTATGAAAATGAAATTTAAATGAAATTGACAATCCGCAGTGTTACTACCTAAAATCGTCATGACAAGATTATGGTAGGCATTCAGAGACTGAACGGGTGTTGGTCATTAATGATAGGTTAGTCACCTTGAAATGGCTTAAGATACAGTCCGGCCTTATATGAAAGTATAGGGAATATCTCGTTTGGGTGATGAGATGAATATACACATAGCTCAAAGTATTCAAGCAAGAAATGAGTTAAAACGTATAGCAAACGTAAAATTACAAATTATTGGAACAAAAGATTCAAAACCTATTATTGGATGTGTACAAGATTCTTTATCTGGTGCATATATGTTAACTTTACCTAATATTAAATTTAAAGGTACACAAGTTGCTAATTTATTATGTAATACCAGTTCTGAAACAAAATATGAGATTGATATGAATAAAGAATATACTGGTCATGAGATATTTTCTCATATTATTCCAAAAGGTATTAATTCTACTAAAATTTCAAATGGTAAAAAAATATTTGAAATTATTGATGGTAACTTAGTTGTTGGTAAATTAGATAAATCAGCATTATCCAAAGAAAAAAATTCTATTATTCATTATATATGGGATAAATATGGACCTAATCAAACTAGAAAATTCATAGATGATACTCAAAGATTAGTATTAAACTTTTTAATGTATAAAGGTTTAACTATGGGTTTTGGGGATTGTATTTCATCTGATAAAATGGATAATCAAATTAAAAAAATTATAAGTGATAAAATATTAGAATATAATATTTCATTAACACAATACGAGAATGATACTGAACTATTAGAAAATAGTATTATTGAAAATTTATTGTCATCTGATCTTAATGCATTCAGTTCTAATATAGGTAAAATATTAGAAGATACATTAGAATTAACAAATAATTTAATGATTACTATTAAATCAGGGGCTAAAGGAATTCTTATGAATTTACAACATATGATGGGTTGTATTGGTCAAAAATCAGTTGAAGGCGCCCGTATTAAAAAGAAAGTTGAAAATAGAACTTTACCAATCTTTCATGAAGATGATGATACACCAGAAGCAAGAGGATTTATTGCTTCTTCATTTTCAGATGGATTAAAATCTTATGAATTTTTCTATGATGCTATGGCTGGTCGGGAGGGCTTAATTGATACTGCTATTAAATCAGTTACTTGGGAAACACCAATAATAATTATAGAAAATAATCAACCCAAATATACTGAAATTGGCAAATGGATTGATAATCTATTAGAAATAAATAAATCTCAAGTTCAACATTTAGAAGAACAACAAATGGAAATTCTAGATACTAATAATATTTATATTCCAACAACTGACTATTTAGGTAATGTATCATGGGGTCAAATATCAGCTATAACACGTCATGATCCTGGTAATCAATTGTATGAAATTAAAACTGATGGTGGACGTAGTGTAATTGTTACTGAATCTAAATCACTACTTATATGGTCATCTGAAATAAGTCAATTCAGAGAAAAATTAACACCAGATATTAAATTAGGTGATTATGTACCTGTTACGGTAGAATTAAATTCACCACCAATAATAAATGATAATATAGAATCAAGTTTTGAAAAAATATTAGATGATATAGAACATGGTATATTTAGTGATGAATTATATTTATTATCAAATAATAATATAAATACTTTATTAAAATTAATTTTCTCCAAATATGGATTAATATCTGAAGATCATTTAATTATTAGCACTATAACTAAAAATTGTACTAATGGTATAGCTTATTTATTATCACGAATTGGTATTTATACAATAATGGAAGGTAACGACATTAAAATTAATGGACAATTTGCACAAATATTTTCTGATAAAATATTTAAAATTACAAATTCTGAATTATGGTTATCGGATGTTAAAATTAAAAATAATGTTGTACTTGATAAAATTGTTGAAATAAATTTAGTAGATATTAAAAATCATCCTAAAGTATATGATTTAACAATTCCATCAACATTTAATTTTGGCCTTGCTAATGGTTTACAAGTACGCGATACCGCCAAAACTGGATATATTCAAAGACAATTAATTAAAGGATTAGAAGATATATCAATTAAATATGATAACACAAATAGAAATTCTAAAAATGTTATTATTCAATACGTTTATGGTGAAAATGGTATAGATCAAGCTTGTCAATCAGAAATATTAATTTCTATTATTGATATGAATAATGAAAGTATTGATAATGAATTTGGATTTACTAAAAAAGAAATTAAGAAATTAACTGA